AACCAAAAAGCATAAAGATCAAATATGGAAATAAATAGAAGGTTCTTACAAGTTAGAGGAAAGTTAGAGATCGACAACGATTATGACTTTGGCAAGGATTTACAAGTCCTAGTAACGATAACTGACATACAAGACAAAGATAATGATGATGGAACAATAGACAGGTTTTATAAAGCAAGATTATTTGAGGAAATATGAACCAACTGGCAACAAACGGCAACATAACGCCCGAAAGATTGAAACTCTTAAAGTGTCTTGAAGAAAGACCATATGATTCTATATCTGAATTATGTAAAGATGCGGGAGTTGTTCGTAATGTTTATTATGACGCTGTACAAAGTGAGGATTTTGTAAAGCTCCTATTTGATAATTCCAGTGCCGGAATATATGTTGCCATACCGCAGATCATAGATAAAGTTGTCAATCAAGCTAAAAAAGGCTCTTTTGCTCACCAGAAAATGCTACTTGAAATGATGAAAATATATCAAGGCACACCACAGGTTGCGGTACAGAATAATATCCAAGTCAACAACATACAAGTAACAGAGGAAGATAAAGAGAAGTGGGCGATTAAATACTTAGAAAGTAATGGCTACACAATAACAAAAGGAGAATAGATGAAACTCAAGACCATAACTTTTAAGGTTTCAAAAACAGCTATTGGTTATAATGTAGAGTGGTCAAAGCCTGTTAACTTAATAAGCTATGGCCCGGGCGAGAATGAAAGTATTACAGAGAAGCACGATCTGCACGTAATGAAATCGAGCATAGACAAAGCCATAACTAGAATCATAAAGGAAAAACTGTAATTTGACCCAACGCCGTCGAGGGAGCTTCCAAGCTGTACAGCCCTCGGCTATGGATCAAATCACCCAAGCTATAGAAGAAGAGATAAAGCTAAACAAGCTCATTGAATCCAATGGGTATGTTCCACGATCTTATCAAAAGAACTTTTGGGACGCTTGGAACTCCGGTAAATATACTAAGTTTGTCAAGGTCTGGCACAGACGAGCAGGAAAAGACCTGACTGATTTTAATCTCTGCATCAGAGAGGCGATGAAACAGCCCCAAGTTATTACCTATATCTTCCCTACTTTAAAAATGGGGCGGGAAATCTTGTGGGAAGGTATGACCAACGACGGCAAGAAGTTCCTTGATTTTATCCCTCGGGAAGTGATAGACGGCAAGCCTAACGATACACGGATGACGATTAACTTTATCAATGGCTCTATCTTCCGTGTGGGAGGCTCTGATTCTCCTGACTCCCTAAGAGGTGGTAACACGATGCTTTTTGTGCTCTCTGAGTGGTCTGAGCAAGACCCTTACACTTGGGCTGTTATCAGACCTATCATTCTGGCTAACGGTGGTAGGGTAGTCTTCAACTTCACACCCAAAGGAGACAACCACGCTAGGACTACCTTTGAGATCGCAGGAGAAGAGGAGAGCTGGTGGCGGGAGAAGCTGACAGCTAAAGATACAGGAGTTCTGACGGAGGAACAACTAGAGCAGGAACTCAGAGAGTTAATCAGAGAGTTCGGAGAGGTAGAAGGCAGAGCTAAATACGAACAAGAATATATGTGTTCATTCGACGCCCCGGTGATTGGTTCTTACTATGGAGAACACATAAACAAAGCAGAGTCCGAAAAAAGGATAACCAGCGTCCCCTATGACGCTTCTGTTCCAGTCAACACGGCTTGGGATTTAGGAGTGGGAGATTCTACGGCTATTTGGTTTTACCAGTTCATAGGACAAGAAATCCATATTATTGACTACTACGCCTCAAGCGGTGTCGGGTTAGAACATTATGCAAATCACTTAAATTCTAAAGGTTACGTATATAACAAGCACTTCGCTCCTCACGATATACAAGTTAAGGAACTAGGAACGGGCAAATCCAGATTGGAAATGGCTAAAAGTTTTGGTATTAACTTCGAGGTCGTACCCAATTTGAGCATAGATGACGGCATCCAGGCTGTTAGGTCTATATTGTCAAGGTGCTGGTTCGACTCTGAGAAGTGCGAGATGGGAATATCGGCCTTAAAGAGTTACCGCAGAGAGTGGGATGACAAAAACAAAGTTTACCGACCATATCCAAAGCACGATTGGGCATCTCACCCCTCTGACTCTTTCCGCTATTTAGCCGTTACGGTCAATAGTGCCTCTCCCAAGAAACCCAAAAAAAATATAATTGGCTATTCCGGTGGAGACCCCATAACCGGATATGGAGGGAGACCGATCTATGGATAATCTAACCGAACAAATACTTATTGAAATACTTAACGAAACCGAGAATGTTCTCTGGAGTTTAGCACGAACTACTAAAATACCTGGCTATGACGATGATGATCTGATGCAAGAGATGAGAATAAAGATTTGGAAAACGATTAAAGCTGATCAGTATGACCCAGATAGAGTACAACCCACCAGTTTTTTCTACCGAGTGTGCAAAAGGCACCTAATTAACCTAAACGCCGCCAGAATTTATAAATATAAGAATAGCCACCCCGAAAATAGAGAATATCGTGATATTTTAGACCAAAAAGTTGATATTCCCGATGATTTAATGCCCGAAGTTGTTGATTTTCCACTTAACTTTGTTCAAAACTTCTCACCTGAGTTTTGTCGGCTTGTATTACCTAGTGAGGAGTTAAATGAAGAAAAGCGAGATATTGAAAACCAGGATTGCGTTAGGGATTAGAAACACTAAAGAAAAGTTTAGAGTTTTTAATGATTGCGATGAAGTTTATTTAGGGTCTGGTAAGACGCAGTTTACCAATTCCAAGATATATAACCCCTATTCGTGGGCTAATGTTGAGACTATCGTTCCCCGTATGGTGGCACAGAAACCTATTGTTGAGTACAAGCCTCGTGAGCCGATGGACGATTTTTCATCTGAAATCCACACTGCACTCTTTAAGTATTGGTGGGATAAAGACGGTGCATTTGAAAAGGTAGTTTCGTGGATTAAAAACGCTTTAATATACGGGACTGGTGTTGTTAAACTTTACTGGAAAACTACCGAAAAAGAAGTAACTTCTTATGAGTTTGGTCAAGACGGCAAACCTCTTTTAGATGAAAATGGTGAGTTTATAACCAATGTTGAAACGGCAGTTGACTTTGATGATCCTTGTTTAGAAGTTGTCAATATGTACGACTTCTTTTTAGACCCAGAAGCTAGAAATATCCAAGACGCTCAGTGGGCGATACACCGCTACTACAAGAGCTTTGACGAACTAGAGTCCGCAGGGTATTACAAAAACCTAAAGAGACTTAAAAGATACTTAACCTCGAAGATAGAAAAGTCCCCTGAAGAGACGGAAAGAAAAGAGCTAGCTTTCGGCCACGCTGGAGAGTATGACGAAACAGTCGATAATATTGAGATATGGGAGATGTGGGATAAAGACGGTCTAACCGTAATGGCTGCGGGTGAGATCATAATTAGAGAACAAGCCAACCCATTCTGGCACGGGAAGAAACCTTTTATTGCTTTAAATGACTCAATCATCCCCCAAGAGTTCTACGGTAAAGGTGAGATTGAACCTGTGATTAAACTACAACACGCCTTAAATACGATTCAGAATCAGATAATTGATAACCGCACCCAGATATTGATGAATATGTGGAAGATCACCGGTGAAAATGTTGATGAATCAGAGCTTATTTACCGACCAAACGGTGTAGTTCACCTATCTAACGAATACGAGAAGGTTGATCCGATCGTACCGCCTGACCTCACAGGTAACGCTCAAAAGGATGTTTCTATTGTTAAGGCTGATATACAGCAGGCGTTGGGAATTTACGACTACACGAAAGGGGCAGAATCTGGAATAAATAAGACTGCTACTGGTATCGGTTTAGTTCAAGAAGCTGCCAACGCTAGATTTAAGCACAAAATCCAATTATTAGAAGAAGCTATCAAAGAATTAGGTGATATGGTTCTTTCTCTTTACCAACAGTACATAACCGATAAAAAGGTTATCAGAGTAGTCGGTGAAAAAGGTGAAAAATTTGTCAGAGTATTACCTAAAGATATCGCAGGGTCATATGATTGTGTGCCGGAAGCAGGATCAACCTTGATGATCGACAAAGACAAAGAGCGTGAAGAGGTAATGAACCTCTACGCTACTTTTGCTGCACAACCTTTCGAGAACTTAAAGATGGAACTGATGAAGAAAATGCTCGATAAATTCGGTATGGAAACTCTAAAAGACGCACTTGATAAGGATATTGAAGAGTGGACACAAAGAATGATTCAAGAGCAGGAAGCTGTGATGGCCCAGGAACAAGCCGCTATGCAAGAGCAGGAAGCGGCGATCTGAGCAAGGGAATGCTTTAACTTGTATTACTTAGTGAAGGCAAGGTATGGACATCAAAGAACTGTCGAAAAAATACAATCGGGCAAAGGCTTATAAGGACGGACTAAAAACTCCGTTCTTCAAAGAATTAAAACACAAACTTGAGAACGAGATTGATGTTGCAATGAAAGCTGTTGTCGCTGATGTGGTAGATAACGAACACGACAAAATTGTCGAGTGTCGGGCGTACAAGAAACTTTTAATGTTTTTAGAGGGTCAACCATCGGTTGCCGATAGATTAAAAAAACAATTAGAACAGGCTGATTAGACTAGGGGTGAGAAGCCTTGCCTCTTACCCCTTAATAATTAACCTTAGCGAGATCGCTACCTCGTACAAAAGCGTAAAGGAGAACAATGGAAGAAGAAACCAGCGTAGAAGTGGAAGAAACCACCGAGGAGTCGCTACCTGAAACAAATGCCGAAGAATCTGAAGCGTCAGAGGAAACATCTCAAGAATCTGACACCCCGTCTGAAGAGACGATAAACACTGCCGAAGAGGAAGCGGAGAAGCCAAAATCTAGGGCTTCTGAGCGAATTAGAGAGTTAATCGCTCAAAAAAAGGCGCTTGAAGCGCAGGTTCAAAGACAAGAGATAGAAGGTGTTGACGAAACTGGTATTGATCCAACAAGGTTTGCACAATCGGTAGAACAGAGAGCAAACCAGTCTGCTGCCAATATCGCCCAAAGCACTATCGATTATTATGAAGCTGAGCGAGAGTTCCCTCTCGTAAAGGACAATAATATGGTTAGGTCGAGGGCTGCTGTGTTAGTAGACGATGGATATACATACCGCCAGGCTGCCGAAATTGCCACTCTTGAGTGGAACGAAGCAACTGGTGATAATAAGAGGCGTCAAGCATCAACTAATCTTCGTCAAACAACACAAATTCCTTCTGCCGGAAAGACTAAGGTTCAATCCTCCGATACTTTCACAAGAGCGGAGATAGCCAAAATGTCACCCCAGGAGTATGTGAAGAACCAGAATGCTATTCAAGCCCAGCTAGAAAAGTTTGGAGCAGAAAGTTTTGAGTAATTTAACAATTTAAGGAGTCATTGTGGCAACGAATATTACCGCAACAATGGCTGCGTCTGGTCAATTTATACCAGAGATTTTTAGCAAAGAGATAATTGTAGCTCGAGAAAACAATCTCGTCCTTGCAAACCTTGTTGACAGATATGACTCAGATGTTAAGAATGCCGGAGATGTTATCCGAATTCCTAACCTCTCGTCTATCACAGCTACTTACAAAGTTGAAAATGTTGACGCTGCACAATCAGCTACCACTGAGACTGCATCTTCAATCACAATCAATAAGCACGCTGTTGTCAGGGTTACCATCGAGGATATGGCTGCGATTCAGTCCCATATTGATCTTCGTCAGAAATACACAACTCAAATGGGTAAATCTATCGCTAAAATCACCGACACCGACATCAGAGCACTTTACTCTAAGTTGGCACAAACCGTCGGTGCTGGTGCGACCTCCTCAAACTTAGCTTTGTCAAAGACTTATATATTGGAAGCTGTCAGGAAACTTAACTCGAAGAATGCCCCATTCGAGGATAGGTCTTTCATTGTTGAGTCTTATGGTTACAGAGATTTGCTAAATACTGACGACTTCGTAAGATACGATGCCGTTGGTCAAGCTGGCGATAAAAACGCTACTATCTCTGCTAAGATCGGTAAACTCTACGGCGTAGATGTTTATCAGACAGAGCAAGTTTATACGCTTTCTTCAGTCGCCTATGCAATGCTCTTCCACAAGAGCGCATTTGGTCTGGCTGTTCAGAAAGCTATGAGAGTACAAGCACAATACGATGTTCCTGCCTTGGCAACCGAACTCGTAGCTGACTCTCTGTATGGAGTAGCTAAACTTAGAGACGATCACGCAGTCTGCATACGATACGGTCAAACCTAAAATGTTTGATTGGGGTATTGCTCCGCTTGCGGGGCAACCCCCAGTTAAGCGCAAGGGAATATATGGCAAGGAAAGGCAAAAATGTAAACATAGAAGATCCGATTTACCTCCTCGATAAGAATCGAGGGTTTTTGCGTATTCCGGTATATCCGGCTTCTAATGGTTATATTGAGTTTAGAAGCCTAAAACACACCAATAGGGAGGCGTTTAATAACAACTACTTCGACCTCAAGGTCGGTGATGAGGTTTATCGCCTACATAGGGACGAAGTGCAGGAGGCACTGACTTATGTATAAGAAACAAACAAACGATGAGTGCGACAAATGTAAGAAGCGAAGAGATGATGGATTTATGTTTTGTGTTTGTGGTAACAAACTATGGGATTATGGGAATATAGGATTTAAACCTTGTAAAGATATGTATTCATATAAAGGAGAATAATGAGAATTGTCGCATTGATGCCAACTAGAGGCACGATTTTTACCAAAGCCGAGGTTGCTTTGGAACAGGAAATGTTAGCTAACAACCAACTGCCGTATATCTTACGGACTGATAACGAACCGATACCAGACTGTAGAAATACTCTAGTAGATGCAGGCCTTAGAACCACTGCTACTCACTTTCTATTAGTAGATGACGATGTGATCATTAAAGAAGGTGGCTTAAAAGAGATGATCGAAGCTGACGCTGACATAGCTTTTATTGACTACCCGATGCACTACGAGGGTGAGAGATTTGGCAATATGGGGACAGCAACCTATGATAACTGGCTACCTGGCGACTCGACCGAGGGTAAGCCTGTTGTTTGGGCGGGGCTTGGTTGCTGCTTGGTTAAAAGGGAGGTATTTGTAAAGCTAGACACCCCTTGGTTTGAAAAAATGAACAAAAAGCTAGAACGTGATGATAATGGGAAACTAGACCTTAAAGGGACTGAAATTGATCTTTCGTCAGGGGGTGGGGAGGATGTCTACTTCTTTATGAACGCCAGAGAGAAGGGTCTTTCGATTAAACAAATTCCAGGGTCGTGTGGACACGCTAGGTTCGCTCGTATAGTCGGGTCGTTCCAAGAAGATAAGTATTCAACGCAACATAAAATAATCGTAAATAACAATGTCAAAAAACCATACAAATAAAATAGTTTTCTACTGCGGAAGCTCAATTGACGAGTGGAGTCCAAAATCCGAGGCAAAAGGTATCGGAGGATCAGAAGAGGCAACAATAAATATGGCCAGAGAGTTGGCTAAATTAGGCAACGAGGTTTTGGTTTACAACCGTTGTGGCGATGATGAAGGCGAGTATGACGGGGTTAAATATGAAAACTACGAGTATTTTTCTGATGTTGAGTGCGATATTTTAATCTTCTGGCGACAACCTAAATATATTATCGATCATAAAGATAACTTTAAGGCTAAACAGGTGTTTTTATGGCTTCACGACACCGTACCGCAAGAGGAGATACTACCGATTAAACACTTTGTTGACGGGATATTTGTTTTGTCGGGCTTTCACGCCTCACTCTACCCTGCTTTGCGGGATAAACTGATAAAAACCTCTAACGGGATAAATTTAGACCATTTTAAGCAAAAAGTAACCAGAGACCCTTATAAGATAGTCTATGGGTCAAGTTATGACCGAGGACTTAAAGAACTATTAGAAATGTGGCCGGAGATCAAAGCTCACGAAAAGGAAGCTACTTTATCGGTGTTTTACGGTATGAGTGCGATACAAGATGAACAATTCAAAGACGAAATTCAATATCTCTTAAAACAAGAAGGTATCACCGAATTAGGCAGGATAAGCCACCTGCAAGTAGCTAAAGAGTTTTTAAGTGCCGGGGTCTGGGCGTACCCCTGCGTAACTGGTGACACCCTAATTGATATGCCGAGAGATTATTCAAAATATCCTCAGGGCATACCGATAAGGGAGCTGGTCGGTAAAAAAGATTTCCCTGTCTGGTCTTATAACACTAAAGAATCTAAGTTCGAACTGAAGTTAGCCAAAAAGGTATGGAAGACAAAAGAAAATGCCGAGTTAATCAGAATTGATTGGGATAACGGGATTTCTCTCAGGCTGACACCGGAACACAAGGTTTTGACTTATGCGAGAGGATGGGTTGAGGCCAAAGATTTGGAAATAAACGAATCAGTCGTTGCTCTTAAAAAGCATATGGAAATTCAAGTTAGTACTGGGGAATCAAGGTGGGAAACTGAGCATCGTCATATCGCTAGGTGGAAGTATGGAGAAATTCCAAAAGGGCATCATATCGACCACATAGATGGAAACTGTTTCAATAACACTCCAGAAAATCTACAGATATTGTCTCCTCAAGAACACGGGAAGAAAACATTTACTGGTTTGAAGCGAAGCAAAAAGGCGAAAGAAATAACTACTCAGGCGTGGAGAGATAAGTATTGGGACAAATTAGACGACACAGACAAGTCAAATATGATGTCGCAAAAATCTAAATCTTTCTGGGACAAGATGACACCTGCCGAAAGAGTTGAATTTACCACCAAAAGAGCAAAAAAGGTTAAAGCAGGCCAAGATAAATATTTAGAATCTCTTACAAAAGAAGAAAAATCAAAGATAGGCGCCAAAGGAAGAATAACCAGATGGAATCATAAAGTATTGAGAATCGAAAAATGTGGAAGAGAGGATGTCTATGATATGTCTGTCGAAGACAACCATAGTTTTGTGGCTAATGGGGTTGTTGTCCATAATTGTTGGTTTCCAGAGATTAACTGTATAACCGCCTACAAGGCTCAAGCTGGTGGCGCGATACCCGTTATTACCCCAACCGCCGCGCTTCAGGAGACGGTTAAGTGGGGACTTACTACCCGAGAGCCGAGAGACCACAACGGAGAGATGCCTTGGGGAACTGAAATGCCGTCAAGACTTATGGATCAGTATGTAAATATTACAAGAAAAGCCCTTAACCCCGATTACCAATATAGATTTAGGCAGATGATGATAGAGGATAGCAAGAGGTATTCGTGGCAAAGAGTGGCATTAAGCTGGGACAGACTATTTAAGGCAGGAGAGCAATGGAAATTTGGGAAGTCATTGAAAAAATAAGCAAATACCCCGACAGACACCGAATGCAGATGAAATACGATTTAGGTCGGGAGAGGATTTATGAGCTGGGCGGTGCTTGGATAGCTTCAATGCACCCCAAGAAAGTCTTAGATGTAGGCTGTGCTTACGGGACTATGGCGTATATCCTACGCAAGATTGGGATTGAGGTTGACGCAATAGACATAATGCCCGAGTTACATTCGAAAAAGATGTTTGAGGAGATGGGCATAAAGTTTAAGAAGCGCAACATTGAAACCAACAACATCAAGGGGGAATACGATTGTGTGGTCTTTACTGATGTTTTGGAGCATTTGTGCTATAACCCGTTACCAGTTCTCAAAAAACTAGCCAAAATATCGAAAAGCATATTGATCTCCACCCCCGCCAAAGAGGTTGACGGAGTTTGTGAGGGCAAGTGGTGCGATGAGATTAACTGGCGTCAGATACCTAGATTTAAAGATTATAAGTTCGAAGATGGACACCACCATACATATTATTTATGGGAACTCCAAGAGCTATTGGCAGAGGCTGGCTTTGAGATTGTAGAGAGCCAACTTTTACCCGTAGAAGCTACTTGGATGATCCTAGCCCAAAGGAGGCAGAAATGAAACGATTAGTAATCGTTCCCGCGAAGAACGAAGGTAAGTCAATCCGCAAGACTTTGGAGCAACTCGTTGGCGAAGATGTTGTCGTCTGCGACGGAGGCTCTAAGGACTCGACCAAGCGCATCGCCAAGAGGATGGGCGTCAAGGTGCTGGAGTGCAAGTCAGGCTATGGCAAGGTCATCCTAGAAGGTATGAGGTATGGACTCGCCGAAGGCTACGAGCAGTTTGTCGTGATCGACTGCGAGAGCCACACCTTCTCGGAGATCGTTCCCTTCCTTGACTGTGGGGCAGATGTGATCGCGGGACAGAGGCACGACGAGAAGAAGCCTCTGCACCGCAAGATCATCACCCAAGTCGGGCGCAAGATGAAGCCAGAAGGCGCCAAGACCGAGATCGTGGACATCTCCAACGGCTTCCGCGCTTACTCGCGAAGGTTTGTGGAGCGCATCCTCGCTATCAAGGATGTGGAGAACATCCCATCCTACACCTTCAACTCAATCGTGGCGTTCTACTCGGACGGCTACGATGTTGTCCAGTTCCCGATGAGCTACATCGGGGGGAAGTCTGGACTCACTCTCTTGGAGTTGATGAAGGCGTGGACTTTTCTCGCCACCTACGAGATGGAGAAGCCACCGCTTCCTCCTGTCCACGCCACCACCGAAGATATACAGGCGTATCTCAGACTGATGTACGGCCCTCAGTTTGAGGAATTTGTCCGCCGGAGGCACAATGATTAGCGTCATAGTGCCAACACTAAGGAACCGTCCGGAGTCCCTCCAAAGGACTCTGGACTCAATCGAAAAGAATACTCACATAAAGTATGAGGTTATCATAGCCGAAGGTGGTGATTGCTATTCGGCTTCG